AACGGTTGGGGCTGTTACGTTGCCAGTAAAGGTTGGCGATGCAATAGGTGCGAGACTCGACCCGCAACCGTGAGTGCCAGAGGTGTAAGTTAGGTACCCGGCACCATTGCACGTCGTGTTGTAGAGGCTGAAGATCCCGCTCGATAACTGCGGGATGCCCGTCGATGCACTCCAATTCAGCCCAAAGCCTCCATAGGCCGAAGCGATTGGGTTAGCTGCCCAGGTGCCCGTTCCAATCGTGCCGACCGTCGTCAAGCTGGTGCTACCCGCAAGCGGGCTGAAGCTGGCGGTTAAGTTAATTCCAGTGGGCGCTACAGCCGAACCGGCAGTCACATTCCAACCCGCCATGTAAATGCCGTTTACTGTTGGAGGCGGTATATAGCTGAGCACAGAATTCAACCCGGATACAAAGGGGATGGAGTCAGCAGGCATAGGTGCGCTGGCAGCAGCGACATAACTGTTCGTAGTCGTCACAGCCGGAAGCAAGAAATAGGCATTCGCTGTTGCCGTCTGACTAAAAATGAGGCTGTTTCCCGTCCCTCCGGCAGTCGTAATCGACAATTCATTTGGAATCTGCACACCCCAGGCGCTGTTGGGTGCTTGCGAATTGACGGGAACAAGATTAAGGATGTCGTATGTAGGTGTTCCGCTCGCTCCGCCTGTCGGGTAGAGATGCCATTGTGAGTAGGTGGATGCGGTGCCGTTCCATACATTGCTGTCGATAAGAATGCCACCGTGGTACTGATTGAGTGATGATGTCGCAGGAGACGCTCCTGTCAAGAAGAGCGGGGAGGCACCGTAAGATTGAAGTTCTAATGAACCTGTTGGATCTTCACGGATGGCTGCTTGCTCGTTTATGGTGCCGTTGCCTGCTGAAAACGTTATGCTCTGCGAAGTAGTGTTTGTATTCCCCGCAAGAAGCTGTCCGGCGTAGAAGGCGCGTCCCGTAAGAGTCTCCCCGTCACCTATCCAAACTCCAGTTCCAAATGTCCTGTCCACCTCAATGGCATTTGAATTGAGCGGCACTGTTGCTCCGACGCCGTTTAGGCCGTTTATTTGGATTCCAGCCAAGAAGTGCGGGGCACCGTTGACACCCAAATCAACTTCTGCACCCACCAAAAAGTCACCAGTGACCCCCGCCAAGTCTCCAACAAGAGGATTCACGCCCCAACATTGGGAGCTATTCGCAGCACACGTAACGTTCGTGTAAAGCCCGACTGCCCCGCCAGTGCCGCCTCCGAGAGTAGAAGAATCATTGTCTAGGTAGGCAGAAAATGCGTTGACCCCTTGCGTGGTGACACCAGCACCGCTTGGGATGGTAATACACGAACTGAAGCCATCTGTGGGAGTTGTGCCGCCCTGCCAACGATCCCACTCTGTTACAGGGTTGCAGCCATTTACAAGGAGTTCATCACTCACGTTGTACTGCGCGTTGGTAAACACGCCCGAGTTACTAACCGCTATCGCGCCAAACGCGCCGGCCGTGAAGGCGGCGGAGGGCCCTTCAATTGGCACAGCCATAGTGCAAAACCCTGAACCGGTTGTGCACGCCGGGCCGGCCGGGCCAGCCGGGCCAGTGGGTCCGGTCTGGATGAGTGCGAGTGCTGGCTGGTTGGTTGGGTAGTGATCGAAGTCGCAGGCACCGCCGTTGACAATCGTCGCCGGTGTACACCACGCCGATCCGCCTGTCACAGCCACCCCGGACCCAGCCGGTTGCAGGCAGCTATAAATCGGAGCCAGGAGTTGCTTGCCGTTGACATTGTCTGTGGCCGTGAGCAAGTAGCACGGGTTGCTCGGAGAGGTCAGTGCAGTATCTGCGAGGTTTATGGAAAACACACCCGCTGTGACAGTCGTGGTGACTGTCTCGGAGGAGACTTGGCCGCCGCCATAGGCCGTGAAGCTCATGGGAACGCCAGAGGCGCTCACAGGGGTAATATGGATGGTCGCGCTGGCGATCACTGTGCGTGTCGAATCCTGCAGAGCGTTCGAATACAGCCGTACAGAACCCACTGGCGGCGCCTGGCTGAATGCTCCAGCGGCGAACGCAAGGGTGCCAATACCCAACAGGGCAGAGCGAAGGAACTTATGCATGATGGGACTCCGGGGGGCTTAATTAGAGAGTGATTAGAGAATGGGAACGCCGGGGCGAACTGCAATCAGGGCGAACTTGGCGGCGAAGGATTCCGCGATCTCGTCGTCGGTGAGCTCCTTGACCTTGCGACCCAACATGAAATCGTCGGCGGAAAGCGGGGGATCGGGGCGAGCCATGCTGAAGTTGGCGGTCACGCTGGCCAGCATGCCGGTCAGATAGTTGGTGCGATCGAGGGCCTGCTTGTGCCGGCGCAGGAGAGCGGAGAACTGCCGCGGGGTAAGGGACCAGAAGTCAGCGTCGGATAAGTGCAGATCGTAACGCGCTGAACTCCACAATCCCATCCATCGCTGCGCGTTGGTTAGCTCTGGTCCGTCCTGGGGTCCGTGTCTTCGTCCGCCTCATCCGCATCGGGTTCAGCCATGCCGGCCGACCAGGCGTTGAGAACTTTGGTCCAGATGTCGGAAAGGTTCTTCCGCGTGACCAGGGCCTTCACTTCAGCCAGCGTAACTTTGGGATTCAATGGAAGGACGGCTGCGTAGAGCATTGCTCTGACCAGCGAGATCGAGGGCGAAGAAATGTCGCGTGAACGGAGGCCGGTCAAGAGTGCGCGATCTGTGGCGTCTTCGGCTGCTGCGACCGCCTCGAAGGAATAGAGCAGTTGGAATGTGGCGTTGCCGATGGTCAGGGATGTGGAAGGTGCGACTGGGTTAGTCATCGAATGATCACTCGCTTGGAAAGATTGAAGGCGTTGAGCGAGCAACGCCTTCGGCTCTGTGGGCCAGCCGCGACTGCCGTCGCGGGTTGTGGGTTAGCTGCCTGCCAGGACGGTCATCACGGAATCCAGCTTGAGGCTGATCTTCACGGTGACTGCCTTGCCGGCGTCAACGTTCGACGGAACCGGGTTTTTCGCGACGTAGGCATTGAAGGCGTATATGTTGCCGGTGGTGGACTGGCCGCCGATTGGCTTGAGCTGGATCTGGAAGGCATTCGCCAGGCCCGTCTGGAAAGCGGTCTGCAGCGCGATGAGGCCGGGATCGCTGGGCAGGAAGATTCCTGTCGCAGAGAACTCGCCCGGATCGACCAGCGTGGCCAACGACTCCTTCAAGACGCCAACGCCGACTGCAGGCGACGACGTATTGGTGATGTCGTCATAGCTCCACGACTGTTCTGGCACGGTGAACTCTTTGAGCTGAAGCACGGCAACGCCGGTTGGAGTGGCGGCCGGTGCGACTGTGAAGGCCGTAGGCGGCTGCGCGGGAGCTGCCGCGGGTGCGGCGAGAGTTGCAGCAACGGAATTGATGACCAGAATTGACCCTGCTCCGGTCCCTGACTTTGTGGTTGCGGACATTTTAATTACCTCGTGTAAGGGGTTGGGGCTTAGCTCTGGTAATCGATCAGAACCGAGACGTTGGTTGTGGAGAGCAGGGCGTCGGATTGGTAGAGATCGGTGACATTGACGACGTCGGCGAAAAAGACTTGCGGGCCGCCGGGGAGAAACCCCTGGTAGCCATTGAGCGCGGCCTTGACCGCGAGCCCAAGCTTGTGGGCGATGAGATAGCTGCCCGGCCCGAAGCACGCATGGCAGGAAAACAGGATGCGCGCGTGGGCCACACCGCTCGATCCGGTGAGCGTCATTTCGTCGCGATCGCTGACCGCCTGGTAGACGATGGCAGGGAAGAGCGAGATCTCGACGGGCGCGGGGATCGGCTGGATGCTGTTGCCGCCGGCGACGATGGCCGTGATGGGAGCCTCGGCGAGGAGCAGCGCCACAATGCCTTCGATGAGTGTGACCATTTAGTCGGCCTCGCTTCCCAAGTCTTCTCCGCCTGAATCGCCGGCGGGATCGTTGATGTCCTGGCCGAGCGATGCGGCCAGGTTTTCGAGCATCGCTTCAGTTGCGCGTTCTATCGAGGAATCGAATGCGCGGGCCATGAACGGATTGGCGTCGATGTGTTTGGTGACCGTGCCCACTTTTTCCTGCGTGTACCGGCGGGGGTCCAACTTGCGGCCGCCTTCAACATGGTCAAAACCGTTCTCGATCCACCACCCGACGTAGGCGGCAATCGATGTGGGGCCGATCTTGACGCGGGGCGCGTATTTGGTCCCGATCTGCACTTGCGTGGAGATGTCGTCTTTCAAGATGCCAGGAGCCAGGGCGTCACTCTCGGGCGTCGGCGTGTCTGTGCGCTCGGGAGCCTCGGCAACCATGGCTTCTTCGATGACCTCTCCGCCGGCCTGCAGCGCGTTGCGGACAGCCCGCTTCGCCACGCGTTTCGGGAGAGCCTTCAGGAGGTCCTCCCATTCGCGGGTGTCGATGGTCAGCTTGACTTCGTCGGGCATTACGAACTCACAGTGTCCACGCCGACGCAGGCGAGGATGAGAACCCGGTGACGCCGATTGACGTCGTCCACGTCCTGGACTGTGTAGGCGTTGTCGCCGAAAAGCACTCTCATGCCCGGCGCGATGGCGACTGCGGGATAGCGGATGGTGATGCAGTCGGTGGCGTTGGCCGCGAGCGTTGAATTCTGAAAGCTGAACTTGAAGGTGAGGGAACTGGTCCCCTCGATCGCAGCGTGGGTTGTCAACACCGTTGTCCAGGTGGTTCCGGGCTGCCCGGCGGTGTCGCGGGTGGAGCTGGGGGCCTGGATGGTGATGGAGTGGCGAAGCCGGCCGGCGGCGAGTTGGGTGGGATCGAAGGTCATGCCTGGTACCCGAAGGTGTCGAAGGTGTCGGTTGCAAGCAGGCTCTCAACGCCCATCTCGATGGCTTTGGGCGGATTGGCCTCGGCTGCGTCGCGGTGGGTGAACCAATACGAAATCAGCAGGCTCATGGCCTGGGTGATGGTGGCCGGGCAGTTGCCGATGCAGTAGCTCGCCGTGAGTGTCGCGCCTGTGTACGAGCTGTTGACGGTCAAGACCGAACTCGCATTGGTGAAGGGGACTGGAGCGCCGGTAGAGTCCACCAGGACGATGTTGGTGACCTGGAGCACCGTGCCAACCGTGAACGCCGCGGCCTGGGAAAGCGTAATTGCGAATGGCGAAGCCAATGGGACTTCGAGCGAATCCACAACCGGCAGCGCATACGTCGCGGCCGTGTAGAGGATGGTGACCGAGCCGGGGAGGTAGCTCTGTGTGTATGGCCAGTAAAGCCCCGGCATGGGCACGATGCGCGCCGGCTCGCTAGTCAGATCGACGTAATACTGGCTTGGATCGAGAGTCTGCAGAGTGCCGGTGAGATCGATGTAAGTGATGCTTTCAACCGAGAGCGTGGCCACCATCGGCAGCCGGATCATGAGCGCGTGCCAGTATTTCCCGTAGAGCACATGGCGGTCGTTCGCGCCGATGGTTCCGCTCCAATCCGGGAAGGGAAAGAAGTCGAGGTTCAGCCGCATCGAGCGCGGGAAGATCGCCCGCTGCATTTTCTTTTCGACATACTGCCGCGCGGCGATGATGAGGCCGCCGATCACCGTGTCCTGCGAGGTGTCGCCGGAGTCGATGATGCACTGCAGCTTCGCCTGGGCGAGGGTCATCGGCTCCGCGATGGGCGCGGACATTTCTTTGTAGACGAGGGGCATGGTTTACCTGATGGCGCGTTCGCGGTTCTGAATTGGACGGTCCGCCTGTTCGCGGGGGACGCGGATCGGCGCCGGCTTGGGAGCCGGTGGGGTTGGAACTGGGGTTTGTGGCATGGGGCCTCTTCGGGGCCGGCGTTGAAGCCGGCCCCGTGGGGAGGAGGTTGAGGGATTGGTTACTTGCCTGTGAGTGTGATTACAGGATGGCTGCCTGCATCCGTGACAGCGCCGCCCACGCGGGCGAAGGCCACGAAGCCAGTCCGGTTCAGCTCGATCCAGCGGTCAACGCTCTTCTTGAGCATGATGCCGGGAAGCACTTCCCGGTAGGTGTAACCCTCTGAAAAGTTGCCGAACTGGATGTACGGGTTGCCCACGCCGATCGCGGGTTGGTAGGGGTTGATCTTCACCGGGAAGCCGAAGATCGTGCCCGCGAAGCCGGAGATTCCGCCGTCAAGGAAGGGCAGGAAGATGGGGCGCTGGTTGCCGTCCGTGATGTTCATGATCCCGTTGGCGAGGGTTGCATTGCTCATCAGCCACGAAGCGCCGATCGCGTATGCAGGGTCCAGGGTGGCCAGCATGCCAGTCAGATCGGCATATTTGGTCACGAGCGTGGTGGCACCGGTGATGCCCGCGGCGACGGCCGAGAGCGCGCCGACGTTCGACGTGTTGCCGTTGGTGATCCAGTTCGCGGCTGTGCGTTGATAGCGCGTCTGGGTCGCCTTCTCAACGAACCCGACCAGGTCGAACAGGACGTCGTTGAGCAGAGAGTTGTCGAGCAGGATCGGATTCGACCGGATGTCGTCAACCTGGATGGTGACGCCGGTGGCCGAGGGATCGGTGGTGGTGATGGGGGCCGAGTTGAGCACGAAGCCGTTAGCCAGATCCGAGAGGAGGGGAGCCTTGACCGCTTCGCCGGTGCTGGTACGGAACTTGTACACCAGGTCGTATACCGAGCCCGAAGACTTGAGGGCAATCTTCGGATCGGTGACGCCTACCGGAATCATGACAGAGCCATCGATGGCAATAGTCAGATCGCGGCGCTCGAATGTGGCTCCGGCTGCGTAGTTGCGGAGTGCCACCGCGGTTGCGGCGCGGCGCTCATCCATGGAGCGGGTCTCAGCTACGACGATGGCGCCATCGGCGATGGGCGCCTGGGCAACGCGGTTGGGTACGCTGCGGAGCTCGGCCGCGTCGGCTTCGAGCGAAACAGTGCGCTCGATGTCGGCCTTGATCACGTTGGCGTCGGCCAACATCTTGTCTACGGCGATCCGCTGCTCGGTCGTCACGTCTGCGCCGGCCATAATGGCGCGGGCGTCAGAGAGGAGTTTGTTGCGCTTTTCCTGCAATTCAAAAAGGGTCATGGTACTTCCTTGTGCTGCGAGATTTGATGCTTGCAGGACAGCGGCAGCGGCAGGCTGGGGCTTCTCAGCGGCATGACAGACGGGTGCGAGTGAACGCGGCCGGCAAGCGGCGCGCCCGTCATGCGTGATGCAAAAAGTGGTTTAACCGTGGTTGGGCATATGCTCCGCGGTCTTAATCGCGCACATGGCATTGGCCGCGTTGCAGGCGGCCTGCGAGAACTTCAATGCTTCCTCTGACTTCTCCGCCTTCGCGGCCTTATCGATCAGAGCTTCAACTTCTTTTCTCTTGTCGTTGGGCATCCGGTTCTACCTCCGAATTCATCACTAGATTAGTCGGTGAAGGCCAGGCGGATGTTCATCACGCGGTTTGCGTCTGCGTTTCTGATGGAGCGCGACTCGGCGCACGAGCAGTACTCCTCGTCACAATCGGGGTCGGAACAAAGGCCGCAATCGCCGCCGGCGCACTCGGGGCAGTCGCAGGAGCATTGCTCCGTGTCGCGCTTTTTCATCTTGGCGCGGATCTCGACGGGGCACGACGCGAGGGACCGGATCGACACCTCGGACGACGGGTACGCGGGGAAGCTGCACGGCGAGATCTCGTAAAGGTCGACGGCGATCAGCGTGCGCACCACGTTGCCGGCGGCATCGCAGAGCCACTTGTCCTCAATGGTGGAGAATCCGAAGCTGTTGGCGTCCAGGTCGCCGCGGTCAACCGACTCGGCCAGGTCAGAGCCCTGGGAGTTCTTCGGCAGCTTGCAAACGAAGCGCAGGCCTTCGGGCGAATCGGTCAGAGCCAGAGTCTTGCTTTTTGTCCGGCCGAGCAGGTTGGCCGGGATGTGATCGCGGAGACAGAGCACGTCTGCGCCGGCCTTGAGCGCGCCGGCGAAGACTCCAGGGGCCAGCAGCTCGGTGAAGCCGCCCAGGTCGCACGACGGCGAGTTGTAGGGGATGAGCCCGGAGAGCGTGCGGGTGCCGTCGTCTGCGGTGGCGACGCGGAACTCGGTGGTAAGAAGCGTGCGTACTGTGCGCTCGGTTTTAGGCTGCTTGATCATCTGTGTCCTCTTCGGGTGCTGCGAGTTCGTGTACCGCTTTGGCCGCGGCGATGTCGCGTGAAACCGCGATGTGAATGGAGCGGACGGCGCGGGTGAACTCGGCGTTGGCGTAACCGGCGCGATCGGCGTCTGGAATGACTGCCGGCCACTTCGCGGCCCGCTTTTCCATTGCGCGCAGCGCGTCGTTGATTACGCCGTCGGCTGGATCGCCTCCGGTGAACAAACCGACGCCGTTTTGACCGATCGCCGTGTCCGCGATGGAGCGAAGAACAGGCTGGAAACAGGCCGTAATCGCGGCCAAATCCCTCTTGCTGCGGGTCAAAAGGCGGTTGAACCCGTCTGAATAGAGGCCGATGAAGGCGCGGGTGTACACGCCAAGCATGGACCGCTCCGCCGGCGTGGGCAGTGCCGCGTCAATGGGCTGGTCTTGCAGCGACTCGGTATCGAGCAGTCGCTTTGAATTTTGGTAATTGACGGCCGTGACGTAGACATCGCACTCCGGACCGCCGGGATTCTCACCGAGCTTGCGGAGCACGTCGTTGGCCGTGTACCACCCACCGTTGCGCCCGGCCTGGTAGGCCTCGTTCTGCGACTTCAAATCGGTGCGCAGCAGTCGGGTTACATCGAAGCTGCTGTAAAACTTCCCTGCCTTGCTGCCTTGGGTGGGGCAGAGCTTGCGATCGAATTCGGCCTCAAGCTTGCGCAGGAGCGGTGCCAGGGAGATGACCAGGAATTGAAGCATGAGCTGCTCGGAATTGGTGCCACTCAGACGGCTGGTGTCGCCGACCAGGTGCGGGCTGATCTTCCACAACGCCGCGATATCGGCGCGCTGGAATGACCTGGTCGCGAGGAACTGCGATTCTTCCGGCGTGAGGCCCAGGGACTGATACGACCAGTCACCGCCATACAGGAATTGCATCTTGCCCTGGTTGACGCCGCCAGCCTGTTCCTGCCAGCTTTCCTTCATGGCCTGCTGCGTCTTCGGATCGGGCTTGGGGCCCTTGTTCATGAAAACGCCGGTGCCCTTGGTGCCGTTGCCGAAGAGGCGTGCGCCGTGCTTCTCGGCGGCTTTCGCCAGGCCGAGCGACTGGCGCGCCAGCATGATGGGACTCATGCCCTTGCGGCCTTCGAGCGAAAAGAGCGGGACATGAATCATGTCCTTGGCATCGACGATGCGATAGGCGCCCAGGGGTTCGCCCTGCGAAGTTTTGTACGCCATGACGCCGCTGGGCTGTCGGACTGGTTCGGTCTTGAGCGGATTCAGCGGCCAGAGCGCGACAGCCTGCCTGAGCTTGTTGCGCTCGATCTGCGCGTAGCAGTTGCCCATGGCGAGGCAGCCGATCATGGTCTCAACGAAACTCGGCGCGGACATTTCCGGGTTTGGCTCGGAGTTGAGCAGGTAGTGCAGGCCGGTGTCTTCCGCGACGACGTGCCCCTTGTCGGTGCACTTCATGAGGCGCAGGGGGAGCGTGGAGCCCATTGAGGCGAGCAGGGTGATGCACGAATACACAGTTGTGACCTGGAGGCTGTTCGCCTCATTGATCTGCTCGCCGGCGACGGTGGCTTCGCCGCCGACCAGCCAATCCCAGATCGCGCTGGAGTTGAGCGGGATGGCTGGATTGTCGATAGGGCTGCCGCCGCGAAGGGCGATCAACGCGGAAGTTATTCTTTTGCCGAATAGGGCCATGTGTAAGTTCTCGGTGATGCGTTCAGTTACATCGAGAAGCAACCGATGCCTGATTGGCTGGCGGTCGATTCAGCGGTGAGGGCGCGGTTCATCGCATTGAGTAAGGCGACCGCGCCGTCTATCTTGTTGGCCGGCTTCTGTTTCTCCGGGAAGGCATTCTCGGACTGGCCGCGAACTTTGGAAACCACGTTGCTCATACACCAGGTCAACACCGGATCGCCGGTGTGGTGCACGCGGCCGTCGAGGATGGCCGCATCGAGCGACTTCATCGGCAGGCTGAGATACTGCGGAATCTGTGGCACCTCAACGAGCGTGACGCCGGTGGCGAGGTAAAGCTCCTGGGTGAGCTGATCGCAGTAGCGCTTGTCGTAGCACAGCGCCGTGACGCTGTGGGCCTCGATGTCGGCCGTCAGATCGGTGCGCACTAGGGCGTAGTCAAGCGCGCTGCCCTCGCAGGGGATCAGGAAGCCCTCGTCCGCCCACTTTTGATAGTGCTGGTTCTGAGGCAGCGAGATCCGATCCTGCGGAAGGTAGTGCCGCGGGAACACATAGAAATGCAGCTTCCCGTCGGCCGAGCGCACATAAACTTTGACCACGCCGCTGAGATCGAGCACGCTGGCGAGATCCATGCCGATGTAAAGTGGATCCGCTTTGAAGTCTTCCTCGCTGAGCGTGGCGTCCGCGCCGGCGGCCCATTTGACCAGGTTGAAATACGCGGCCGATGCCGTCATCCACTCGCACAAATGCTTAGTGCGGAAGACGCCGGCTTTGCCCGCGTTCTTGACGGCCTGCTGCTGATCGTGCAGTAGCGTTTCGAGACTGACCGATACACCCAGGTTCGGGTTGGCCATCCAGAGAGCTGCTTCAGTCGTCCAGTCGGTGTCAGCGTCGATCGTGTAAATGACCACGAAAAGCTGCTCGTCGATCAGGGCGCCCTCAAGGACGCGCTGCGCGGTAGTCTGCAGATCGTGGCACGGTGACGCCGTGTCGAACCCCGCGGTGGTGATGACCAGGAGGAGTGGTTGCTCTCGCCCGACCATGCCAGTTCGCAGGGTGTCGTACAACTCCGCGGTGGCTGCCTCGTGGAACTCGTCGCAGATGCCGCAGGAGATCGATGCGCCGTCGCCGGGCTTGCCGATGACGGGGATGAAACTGCCGCCGGTGGATTCGACGGTGAGCGATCGCGCGTTGGCCTTGATGCCCAGGACCTTGCGCAGGTCAAGGGTTTTCTCGACCATGATCTTGGCCGGGCGCCATACTTCGAACGCCTGCTTTTCGCTTGTGGCGCCGCAGACTACTTCGGCGCCGGCCTCGTTATCGCACCGCAGCATGTAGAGGCCGATCGCGGCGGCGAGGGGCGACTTGCCGTTTTTGCGCGGCACACAAATGTACGCTTCGCGGTACCGGCGAAGCCCAGTCTCTTTACTGAGCCAGCCAAAGATCGAGCAGACAATGAAGATCTGCCAGGGACCGAGCTTGAGCTTCTCTCTGCGCGCTGCCCAGCGGCCCTTGGTGTGGGGAAGCAGTTCGATGAACTCGCAGGCCTTGTTGGCGGTCGCGTCGTCGAACCTATATGGGAAACCCGGCCGCTCTAAATTCTCAAGGTGCCGGGCTGCAGCAAGGCGGATCCACTTGCAAGCCAGGATGGTGCCGTTGGCGACCTCGACCGCGTATTGTGTTGCCGCGCCGGCGTAGCTCAAGCATTCCGTAATCATGCGAATTTTGCGAACGGTGAAGGCGCTAGGGCCGGGTCGCCCTTACCGGGCGCCAGGTTGACCCGGCTCCGATCGGAAGGGGTCATGGCCAGGCGGCTGAGGCAGCTCACAAGTTGGGCGGCGTTGCTGCTCGTGAACTCGACGCCGAAGCGCATCTGGAAGGTGAGCCGGCAGGTCAGCTCAAGGATTAGGCGATCGGAGTTCATGAGCACGCCGGGTGGAATCTGGCGGACCAGCTCTTTCCAGATCGCCTTCAGCTCCGCGTCGAAATGCTTTGGGGCTGGGCCGAGGGTGCCGGTTGGTTTAGGCTCGCTGGTTCGGTTGGCATAGCGTTTTTTGTCGTGCTCGATGCTGCCCGATATGGCCAGGACTGAGGTTGCTTTTCGCGGTGCGGGCATGGCATCTCAAATTTCCTGAACTGCGGACGTGAAAAAAAGGGGCGCGTGGTCTAGAGCGGATGGTCTCAAAACGTTTTGAGACCCCCTATCCCCTACAGGCATGCCGGAGTGACTTCGGGAGTCACCCGCGCATGTAGGTGATAGCAACTGCGATGATTAGCGCGACCGCAGCGCCAGCGAGGAAGTAGGTGGCGGCCATTTCATTGCGTGTGAACTTTGACACGTGTAGCTCCATTCTCGGTTCGTTCACCTATTCGCCTGCGGCCGTGCGTGACTTGTGGTGATCGCCGCAGAGCCCCATCAGGATCGTCTCGTCAAACTTGCGCTGGGGAGCGTATCGCAGCTTGATTGTGTGGTGGACGTCGGTGGCCAGCTGCACGCGGCCATATCCAAGGCAGTCGACGCACAGCGCATGCTCGCGTAAATACCTGAGCCGGAATTGCTGCCATTCATAGTCGTAACCCCGCTCGTTGGCCGTCCCACGGCCGAAGCCGGATGAGGAAGCCGCGTCCTTGTGCTTCTCGCAATAGCCGGAGGCGACTAAGCCAGCGCAACCTGGATACGCACAAGGACGCGACGCCCTGGGTGGCATCAGGCTGCTACTGGCGCCGCTGCAGCGTCCGCCTTCAGCAGCGCACACACAGCCACAACGCTCGGGTCGGTATAAAGCTGTTCCGGCGTCGCCCATGGTTTGTCTGGAACGCTGAACGGCACCGACTTCGCCGCGATCGCCTGCTGCAGCCCGGAGCAGTAAAGCTCATGCTGCGGCTGAATCAAAGGGAAGCGCGTTGAGAGTTTGCGTGCAACCAGCGATGCGAATTCAATGTAGTCGTACTTGAAGTCCAGCAAGCTCGCTCCGAAGGCGATCTCCGCCTCTACCTGGTCGAGCGTCAAATCCCGCCGGCAGAGCACAAGATCGCCGGGGTAGTTCACATAGTCCTCGAATTGGCCAAAGCGCACACCGTGGTTGATCTCCGCCTCGAGCGTGAGCCAGGGCGCAAGTCCTGGCCAGGGCAGCCAGACTTTGAGCACATGCGACGGACCTCCGCCGGTGAACTCTTCGATCGCGTGGCTGATGGCCGCGTCTCCCCAGCAAAACACCAGGTCGCCAGGGCGCATCGCCGCGAAGAAAGCAGCCGCGTCGACCTTTGGAATCGTCGACGCGGCTATGGATTGGATAGCAATGGCCACTACTGAGCAGTAACTGGCATGGTCGCTGGGCCGGTCTGCAGGTTGAAAACGTTCTGAAGGAACTGCGCGATCGCCGTCTGCACTGTCACAGGCTCGGTGATGCCCTTGCTGCCGAGGATCTGCGTGAGCACCGGGGTTGCGACGGCTGCCGCGACGGCCATCTTCTGCACGCCGGTCAGCGCGGTTGCGCTGGCCGCCTGCATAGCCTGGTCGGCGGAAATAGCCGTTTCGATCCCTGTCAGCGCGATGTTGTATTCGGGTCCGATCGGGGTCAGTGCCAGAAGCGGGCGTGCCACATCGGCGCCCTCGAGCACGACTGGGGCTGCCTTCTTCAGAAACGATCCCAGGCTGTCGATGAAAC